AAAGACTATCACATGCCAATATCGGCTAAAGATTATCCTTTCCTTTCGCACGATTCGTTTTTGAATTGTACTAAAATATTTATAGCTACTTCAACACATTTGATGAAAGGCGAAAAGTTAGGCTGTATCAATACAACCGATTTTGAGTTAATCCGTAGCACTGTGTGCAGCTATCCAAATGCTGTACCTTTGGAACTAAAAAGATTTGGACTAATCTAATTTTAATATCTAAAATAAATCTTATGAAAAAAGTACTATTCACACTAATGCTTCTTGTAAGCACTATCGCGTGTTTCGCACAAGCAAAACACGACGCTTACTGCGAACTTGTAGGAACTTCTAAATTTCTTAGCACTAAAGTTACAGTAGAAGTCGATTTTGGACAATCAAAGTGGGCAGATGCACACCTTTATGATGAGAATGGTAAGAAAATCTCTTTCAACTCTATGATGGACGCTCTCAATTATATGGGAAAGCGAGGCTGGACACTAACTCAAACTTATGCTATCACAAGTGGTAGCTCCAATGTATATCATTATGTTCTGGTAAAACAAGTCGAAAAAGACGAGGATATTACAGAAGGTATGAATTTGAAAGAGAAATAGAATAAAGGCGGAACCTATGATCCGCCTTTGTTCTTGCTCATCCTTCTGCGAGGAACTTTTTACGTTAATGAAATAAATTTTGAACCATTACAGAAAATCTAAATCTTTAAAACAATGGACTTTAAGGACTCTATAAAACAACTTGCGGATAAAATAGCGCAATTGAAAGATGGTATTCTCACAGAAGAAGCCACAAAAAATGCTTTTATTATGCCCTTTATCAATGCACTGGGCTACGATGTTTTTAATCCTTTGGAAGTAATTCCGGAAATGGATTGCGACTTAGTTAAGAAAAAAGGAGAGAAGATAGATTACGCCATAATGAAAGAAGGTAGTCCAATTATCCTCATAGAGTGTAAGCATTGGAAGCAGGATTTGTCTCTCCATGATACGCAATTAAAGAAATATTTTGTAGCTTCCAAAGCTAAGTTTGGACTTCTGACAAATGGAATAAGATATTTGTTTTATACAGATCTCGAAGACCAAAATATTATGGACGAAAAGCCATTCTTGGAGGTTGATATTACCGATTTAAAAGATTATCAATTTGCAGAACTCAAGAAGTTTCACAAGTCTTATTTCGATATTGATAGCATTCTTAGTTCGGCAAGTGAACTGAAATATTCAAGCGAGCTCAAGAAAATATTTGCTGAAGAGATTGTAGCCCCTTCTCCAGAGATTGTGAAGTTTTTTACAAAGAAAGTCTACGAAGGCATTATTACCTCTAAAATACAAGAGCAATTCTCGGAACTTGTCAAGAGGGCTATTGGGAGCTATATCAACGAACTCATTTCTAAAAGACTGAAAACTGCACTCAGTTCTGAAGAGCAACGCGAAGCGTCCGAAACTATAACTGCAAATGTAGATACAGAACAGACTGATGCTGCATCTACTAAAGATGATGGTATTGAAACTACACAAGAAGAAGTTGAAGGATTTAATATCGTCAAAGCCATAGTGCGTAAGGAAGTAGATATTTCGAGAGTAGTATATCGCGATGCTTTATCTTATTTTGCAATACTTCTTGATGACAATAATCGTAAACCTATCTGCAGGCTATATTTTAACAGCAAGAAAAAAAAATACATCTCTACCTTTGATAAGGACAAGAAAGAAACAAAACATGAAATTACAAATCTTAACGAAATCTTTAATTTTGAAAAAGAACTATGCGATGTAATCAAAGTATATGATGAAAAATAAAAAAAATATTCCCCGAAATCCTTGCAGGTTTCGGGGAATATTTTTACCTTTGCCATCGGTAAAACAACAATGGTAATCCATTCCGACGAGCAGCGGTTATTGCTCGGCACATTGCTTGGGCTTTTTTTATGCCCATTAAAATATTGGCGGTTGCCATCTCGTACAATCAAGATAAGCTCTTCGGGGTGAAGTCATTGTTGTTTTACCAGCGGGATGTGCAGCCGTTTTTCTGTATCTCTGCCCCAGCAGTTCTGGGAATGGTAAAACAACAATGCAATATGCAACAAACAATTCATTTCGATAACCCTGCCGAGAAGCAGCAGTCAATCGACGTACGTGCTACGATACAGCACAAAATCCAGTCTCTAAACCTTTGGCTCGACACCAAGAGCGAGTTTTACAGCCGTATCTGCGAGTTCAATGTAACTCGTCGTTTGGCACTTAGAATTAACATCGTAACTTTGTGCCTATGTATCACAGCTGCTTGTGTAGAGCAGCAACCCGTAGCCTCACTCGTTTCTGCCATTTGCGCAGCATACGTGGTCTATAGGGTCAATAAAACAGATAAGAAAGGAGGTAAAAAATGAAGATTTTACAAGACCCTTCTGTCTACGGGTTCAAGGCTGAGACTGGGCTTTTTATCCCGATGGGAGAATTTTCTTTACTCCCGGGACTACTGAATTCCATACGAACAAAAGTAGAACGAAAAATCAATAACGCATCGCATATGTATCGGCATTACAAGGATATTCATGATTCCGGTGAAGCCACATCACGGCAATGTACACTGATGGATAAGTGGGGAAATAATTTGCAGGAACTCGAAGGGATTATCAATACATTGACAGAATTTCAATCTTTTTTAGATAAGAAAGGAGGCAAAGCATGAATCGTCCAATGAATCAGACACTGACTTACGTCAGTCAAGACACCATTGCAGCCCTTAACGAAATGGTGGGCGGTGGATTTTTCCTCGGATATCTTGCCACATTGGAAGATATAGAAAATAAAATTTTCTCCGACTGTAATGGCACCTTTGTCGAAGCTACAGGAGAACCTCGTCCAGGCACGTTCAAAATGCTGCAAAGTATCCGTGCTCTTAAAAACGATTTGCAAACACTCAATGCCCTCTGTCCTGAAAGCCCAGAGGAAGTAGATGGACTGAATTTTTAATTTAAATTTTTCAATATATGAGCAATAAAGAAAATAACACCGAGCAACCAATAACCGACATCAGTATCTATATAGCTGCATTGCAGAAGACTTACGCCCCTGCACCAACGCCAGCCGATGCCACCCATTTCTTTTCCACAGCCGAAGTGGTAGATGCCATCAGGGAAATCGACCCATCGGCAAAGATTGCACCGACAGAGGTATTCTCTGCCCTCCGCAATGCAGGCTTCGATTTCTGCAACCGCCGTGGCTCACAAGGGTTGGAATTCAAATGGTTGATGCGAGAGAGATAATCCTATTTTAATGAATGTTTTTTTTAGACGAAATGGCAATACGTTGTGAAACGTGTTGCTATTTAAAAACTTGCACGTTCAAAACTTATTTATTATCTTTGCTTTCATAATAAAAATAAGACTTTTAAAAACAAGAACAGGTATGTTGATAATCGAAACTATTTCATTCCTTATAACCCTCCTTGCAATGCCCTTTGTTACTCGTGGCACGCCGTTTCTTGTAAAATGTATCTACTTGGGGCTTTGCTGTTGTTTTACTCCTATAATAGGAATTCCCCTTTACAAACATCTAATGAAATAATATCTATCATTAGGAAAAACTGTCCTTTGCACTAAAACTGTCTGTTATTATATTTGCATTTAAAAGGTAAATATGGTAACAGACAGTCTTGTTCGTAAGAAATTTGTTCACGACACTCTCCATCAGGGTATCTCTAAAATATATGCTACGCAAGAAAGCGTTGTACGTAGCAACTATCAGATTCGCTCGGGGCGTCTTCTAACGTCCCTTTCTAAACATTCTTCTAATACAAGTATTTCGGGCGAATCTTATACCATTTTCGTACGCATTCTGCCTTATCTTCGCTTCTTAGATATGGCATATCGTCTTAGAAATGACCGTATAGCCAAGCACAAACGGCGACACCTTGCACTTTACAACCGTGTTGTTTGGGGAGTTCTTTATCACGAAACATTCCCACAACTTCGTTTTGGTTTTACCGATGAAGTGAGAAGAAATATTCACGACCAATTACAACGTTCATTTAATCTATAAATATTATGGCAAATAAACACCTTTCAGAAGATAAAATACAATACACTATTGATATTAAGACTGCTAAAGCTCAACAAGAAATACATAAACTTGAAAAGCAAACCGCACAATTACGCACAGAGAATAAGCAGCGACTCAACCAAATGATAAAACTTGAAGCTGCTGGCAAGAAAGAAACAGAGGGCTATAAGAAACTATCGGAAAGCTATCGAAATGCCAATAAAGAAATACGCAGTCTTACCGATAAAATAAAACAAGAAACACGCTCCATGGACTTAAACGCAATGACTATGATGCAATTGCGCAAACAATCAAAATCATTGCAAAAAGAACTCGACAATATATCTGAAGCTTTAAACCCCAAACAATATGCCGAAGTAGAGAATCAGTTACAGAGAGTAAATGGACGTATGGCAGAGCTAAAACAAAACGCAAAAGGTTTTAAAGAAATAGCAGCCTCCGACGATACCAATGCTTTCTTCCTTGGACAGCTTGGTATGAAAGCCATAGAACTTGTTGGCTCAGGATTAAAAAAAATAAAAGATAGTATTGTTGATGTTGCCGAAGAAAGCGTAGAATTAGCACGTTCAGCCGACGGCATTATCCATGCCTTCCAACAGTTAGACAATCCTAACCTCTTACAAACCTTACGCAAGGCAACCAAAAACACAGTAGACGATATAGAACTTATGAAAGCTGCCATAAAGGCACGCGACTTTGGTATACCACTCGAAGACCTGGGTAAATACCTATCCTTTGCACAACTCAAAGCACAACAATTAGATGTTTCTGTTCAGCAGATGACTGATGATATTGTTACTGGTCTCGGACGACAATCGCCACAAATCCTCGATAACCTCGGTCTGTCAGCAGCCGAAATCAGCGCAAAGACAAAAGAAACGGGTGACTTCATGAAAGCTGTGGCAAGCATCGTTGAGAACAATCTTGCACAGGCAGGTGAAACCTATATATCAGCTGCCGACCGTGCTGCACAAAAAACAACCGAACTCCATAACCGACAATTAGAGTTAGGACAAGCACTTTTGCCACTTAAAGAAAAGATTTCAAACACCTTCGACACCATGAAGCTAAGCATCATGGGCTGTATCGTTTGGCTCTTTCAACACCGCAACGCATCGATTGCTCTTGGCTTCGCCCTTACCGCCCTTACCATAAGTATGACAGCCCTTAACACAGCATTCCGCACATGGATAGCACAAACAACCCTCGCGAAAGTCGTAATGGCTGGGTGGACGGCAACGACAAATACACTCAAAGGAATTTACCTCCTTGTAGCAGCAGCCATAAACACCATGACAGGCAACACCGTCAGAGCAACAGCCCAAATGCGACTGTTCAACATAGCTTGCAAATCGAACGTTATACTCTTACTCGTTACTGCCCTTGTGGCTGCAGGCGTAGCCTTTTATGCTTACATGAATAAAACAACCGAAGCACAAAAAGCATTGGTCGATTTCAATCTTGCACACGCAAAAGTAGCTGCCGAAATAAAGAAACAAAATAAAGATATAGAAAAACAAGTAAACGAATCTACAGCATCAGAAATAACCAAAATAAAAATGCTGCAAAGCACCATACACAACACTTCTAAATCGTATGCAGAAAGAAAGAAAGCTATACAGCAAATGCAATCTATTGTCCCTTCCTATCACGCATCGATAACAAAAGAAGGGCGATTGTTCAACGAAAACACAGCAGCCATTGATACCTACATACGCAATTTGCGTCGAGCAGCAAGAGCCGAAGCTGCATACGAAAAGATGAAAACCAACGAAATAAAAATCCTAAACGACATGGATACTCTCAACGATGCACGCCAAAAAGGAAGAAACGTAAGAGGGGCAGCTGGAGGACGAGGCGTAAACCTTAACGAAGGAGAAAGAGTAGAGGCACGTCACGAGTTTGTAAAGGCAGGAGCCAATTCAATGGCAAAAACCTATTACGTTGTAGTAAACAAAGCTGGAAAAGTGTTGCGTGAGATTAATGAAGAAACTGCCAAACTCATCATGCAGGACCAACAAATGGACAATATGTTTGACGACCGTGTCAAACGAGCGCAAGACCGCATTGACCAATATACAAAACAAAACGAACTCTTAGAGAAAATTATACATGACAACGGAGGTGTAGGACAGAAGTTTACGCCTAAAGACTTAAACCACAACCCTAACGCCGTTACCACTCACTCTAACGTTGGGGGCAGCCACTCTACTAAAACTACTCCAACGAAAACCGACAATGACGATAAACCTATAAATGCCTTTACCAATAATAGAGCCGAAGACATAGAAGAGGCAAAGAATGCTTATCAAGAAGACTTGAATGCACTGAACGAAGCCTTGGCAATGAAGAAAATAAAGCAAGAAGAATACAACGCCTACATATCGGCACTCAACATTCAACACCAAAACAACCTCCTCGCTATTGAGAAGTCGTACCAGGAAAAAGCTAATAACCTGGTAATAAAAGACGATGCCAAAAAGAAAGCCATCAAAGAACAACAAAACAAGGCGGTAGCCGACCAGCAGCAAGCAGCCTACAATGCTTATGTCGAAGCCGAAAAGCAGTATTACGATGCGCTTGAGAAAATACAGGAAGCCGCTCCTGCCAAGCCACAGACTTTACAGGAGGAATGCGACGCCAAGTTGCTCGTCCTCGATGGGTATTACAAGGCTGCTCTTCAAAGGGCAATCGAGGATGGCGAACGACAGAAAGAAGTTACAGAAGCCTACGAAAAAGCCAAGGCTGCTATCGTTGCCGACTATGCAAAGAAAGCAGAAGAGGAAAAAGCACGTGCTCGACAGGAATACGGTCTTGATACTTTCGAAGACCAGTATGCAGCACGTCGCAAAAAGATTGAGAACGACACTTTACTTAACGAACAGGAACGACAACAGGCTCTTACTAACCTTGATCGGCAAGCAGAAGAACACCGCCTTCAGATACGTCAGCAGTATGGACTTGTTACACAACAGGAGTTATACAACTCAGAACTGGAACAACTGAAGATGCATCTTCAGAATAAAGAAATATCTGAAGAAGAGTATGAAGAGGCGGTAAAGAATATGAAAATCGCCAAGATGAAGGAGGCTTTCGACTATTACAGCAATCTTGCTGGTGGAGCTGTTCAGGCACTACAGCAAGCAGAAGAAGCAAACGTCGATGCGAAGTATGATGCGGAGATTGAAGCTGCTAAGAAAGCAGGCAAAGATACCACAGAACTTGAAAAGAAGAAAGCGGATGAAAAACTAAAGATACAAAAGAAGTATGCTGATGTTAATTTCGCAATTAAAGCCTCTCAGATTATAGCTGACACCGCAACCTCAATTATGAAGGCTTATGCAGACCTTGGTCCAATCGCTGGCTCTATCGCTGCTGCCTTGATGGGTGTGACTGGCGTTGCCCAACTCGCTGCAGCCAATGCAGAGCGTCAGAAAGTAAAACGTATGTCGCTCAATGGTGCCGGAGGTGCTTCTTCTGCTTCAGGAGCTCGTGTCGTTACAGGTCTCGAAAGCGGTGGAAGCATTGATGTCGAACGTGAGCAGGACGGCAAACGCTTCCATGCTGACTACGATCCTTATCGCCGTGGCTTCATTGACAAACCAACAGTCATTGTTGGCGAGGGCGGATATGGACGTAGCCGTGAGTGGGTAGCTTCCAACGCTGCTGTAGAGAACCCGACAGTGGCTCCATTCCTGAATATTATCGACCAGGCACAACGTGCAGGTAATATCCGCACATTAGATATGAATAAATTCCTCCTGCAACAGGCGCAAGGACGTGCTGCAGGTGGATATATCACTCCATCTGCACCAACATCACAACCAATGCCTACAGTAATTACCCATAGAGATGAATATAATAAGGAGTTATTGGAGACATTGAAAGAACTCCGCAATAATGGCATTCGTTCTTATGTTGCGCTCGATGATTTTGATGCGCAGCAGAAACTCCGTAATCAAGTACGACGCATTGCTTCAAAATAAATCCATGCAGATATGAAAATAACAAATCTTTCTATGGGCGAAGACTATAATCTTTCGCCCGATACAAAAATAGAAGTAGAACGCACCAATCCTTTCTTCAACGATTATGGAGAAAGCACAGTTCCTCTTGATTTGCCTACCTCGCCACGTAATCGCAGAATGCTTGCGTTTCCTGAAACATTTGGAGGTATGCAGAAAATACGTCCAATTGATGTTACTATACAAGATGGTGAGTTCTTTGCTCAATGTCGGCAGGTGGTGCTAAATGCGACACATAAAGGAAAAATATCTACATCATTTTATCTTAACGATGGTTCTTTCTATTCTAAGATAAAAGATGTAAAACTAAAGGATATTTTCAAAGACGAATGTGTTCCTGGAGTATCAACAGTACAGCAAGCTATAGCGTTTTGCCGTGGCTTGCGCAATAATAAGAATGATAAGTTCTCTATCTTTCCTTTATTGGTAGAGGACGACTCGGGTCAATCTACAGGTTTTAATTATAAAATTCTCAATGCTTTTGGTAAAGACGAGACTATAGAAAAAGTCATCGAACATGTTTTTGGAGCAGATATAGAAATACCTATTTTGAATGTTTTTAACCCCGATATGACTACACCAGACTCTGACTTCTACAATGCTACAAAGAGAATAGAATATGTAGAAAACGTTTCTATTAGTCTGAATGAAGGCTATTATATCACGCCATTCATTCGTGCCAACTATCTTCTTCAGCGAGTGTTTGCCTATTTCGGCTACAAGTTGTTGCCAAACTTCTTTACCGAAACCGATCCATTCGATAAAATGGTGGTACTTAACAATGTTATGGATACCATTGTAAAGGGTAAGATACGTCTTGCCGATCTTGTTCCTAATATAACTTGCTCGGAGTTTATTGCTGTATTTCGCAAGAAGTTTTGTTGCGAGTTCACGGCTAACGAAGGTAAAGGTACTGCTGATGTTATTTTCTTGCGTGATGTTATGGCAAGCACGCCAACAACCGATCTTACCCATAATATGACAGAAGAACCTACCATTGCATACAAAACAGAAAAGGATTACCAGCGTATAACGCTTGCTCCAGAGGATAAACTTGGAAGCGAAGCAGCAGAATCATACGAAGACTTTAACAATATGGCTAAATCGAACCCTGCTGCGTATTTCGACCAGAGAGATGGTGCTTTCTACAAGATTGGTTTTTCAGGAGACTTCCGCTTAATTACAAAGATAGGCGAAGGGTCGCAAGATTACAACACTGGAGAACAATTGGAACCGAAAGAGGTGAAAGTTCCTGAACTTATACCAGAGTTTAGAGCTTTGCAATATAAGGTTGATTTTAAAGATCTAAAGAAAGATTACGATATAGGGCACTACCTATTCGTGGGTAAATATAAATCTCTTAACTCGAAAATGGTTATTGCTGGAGACGATAAAGATAGCGATACAGAACATGCTGATAAGGAGAAGACTATGTTAGCCTTTTCGGCTTTTGTTAATGGTCGTACAGTGGGAACTATTTCTCCATACGACATATCGTCTCCCGATTGGAAGAAGGCAAACAAATTGTTCGACTACGCTCTATATTACAATGGAGATGAAGGTGTGTTTGCACGCTTTTATAAGGATTACGATTTATTGTTGCGTAATTCTTTGCACGACCTGAAGGTGAAACTCTTGCTTTCTCAGTCGCAGAAACAGAATCTCCCTGCATATAGTAAGGTTCTTATTAGAGGTGTAGCTTTTTTCTTTAACAAGCTAAAGTTTGTTTTAGGTGGCAAAGACGAACCTATGGAGTCTGAATTGAAGACGATATCGCTCATGGAGCCCGTAGTCGTAGCTCCCAGTATTGATAGCTTCTTTCCTGCCATGAACACAAAATACAAATGGGTAGGTAGGTCGCGTATCGTAGAAGTTTCAGGGTCGGTTTACGATAATTCAGGTCCTGATAAAGATAGGGCTTTTATTACAATGTATCCACCTATGGTTTCTAAAGAGTACTTAGGCGTGGAATTTATGAAACAGAGTTCTTATCGTTCGCAAAAGGTACGCCATAAGTCGTTTTGGCGTAGTGCTAAATACAAGTACTCACGTACAGACGTATGGCTGGAATGTGTGGAAAAGGACGCTACAGACGTTTGGTAAGTTGTCCTTTACCACTATGTGATGTTTTGTTACTTTTGCGATAAATATATTGCTTACTATGGATATAATTATAAAGCCCGACAATATAAGCCTTGTAGGCTCAATGAAGAGAATAGTTCTCTCCAGCGAGCAAGAGGTAATATTTATTCTAAGCTACGCTGAAAACAATGCACCTATAGTGCAGCACACTTATACTCCAGACTCTCACAACAGAATTGAGATTAACCTTGAAGATGTTATAGCACCATTGCTATATTTCGAGCTTCAGGATATTGAGAGCGCATACTTGCAGAACCATATCGTACGCGAATTTAAGGTTACAATACGATATGAAGGAGAAAAGACAAAGGCATTTACCTTTACGGCTATCCGTGCAGGAGTGGACCGATTGGCTGATTCGGCGGAGAACTTCCTGAAAGGCAACTTCCTTACGTGGCAGCCCACCGTGAAGCCTGTTACTTACAATACTCCCGAGTTCCTTACTTACTATGCGCTGACAGAAGGCTTCGTTAAGTGCGTGGGCTATTATGAGGGGCGTCTTATGGGTGCTGTAGAAGGCGATGTTAAAGTCTTAGCAAACTTACAAAAAGACAAAGCGCAGACAATACCTGTACAATATGCCATTATGGCGAAGCTCTTCGGCTTTCTCCCACAATATTACGATGTTTGGGTAGAAGATACCGAAGGTAAGCGTCTGACGTATATTCAACGCTACTATGCTTCGGATATCAGGAGCGAGGAAGAGCAATGGGTGTTGTTTGAGAACTCGCTCGGTGGCATCGACACCTTTCGTGCGTATGGCGACACAACGTTTACGGCAAAGCACACGCACAACATTGCCGAGATTGAAAACGATGCAGAAGAATATCGTGTAGATACTACTCGAGAATATAAGAAGAATACTGGGCACCTGAATAAGGAGGAACGCCGATGGCTGCTCGACTTCTTCCCCTCTCTCGGAAAATATGTATATATCGACAACTATATACGCAGAATAGTGGTTACCGACAGCGAGGCTTCGTACGAAGCAAAGGAGCTGCCTTCTAACTTTAATTTTACTTTTAAGTATGCCGATGCACGTCCGTATCTCAATCTTCGCAGAAGTGCAGTACCGGCAAAGATGATGGATATAAAAGTTCCCGAATTGGGTTCTTTTACCATCGCCCCACGCTTGGTTGAGTTCCAAAGACTCAATCTGAGTGGTGGGGCACTCTTTCCTGTTCAGAATCCGTATGCCAATGAATGGAACGTTACTACGATAGCTGCCATTATTGACTTTATTGTAGAAGTGCTTGAGAAAAGCTACTCTGCTAACGGTGGCGTAGGGCACACCCATACGAACTACTCGCTGCTGCAAAGTCTTTCGCTGCTGAACGGCTATCTGCTTGAGAATGGAAACAAGATAAAGGCTGGCTACGCTGACAAGGCTCGCGATTTAGAAGACCCAGTAGATGATCGTTTCCTTTCGAAGCTAAAAGCCGACACGGCGCAGGAATTAATAACGTTCTTAAAGGGTATTACGTTTGGAGACAGTCTTCAAACCATAGGTTTTGCACAAGGATTAAACGGCTTTAAGGTATGGTTAGATAGCTATGGGCGAGCGCACGGACAAATAGATTACCTCGAAGTGATTGGCAAGGCTATCTTTCGTTCGCTACAAATTGATGAGTACAAGCACATTGGGGGCAATATTGTGCTGTCAGGTGCGAATGCCATTATAGAAAAGGTGGTGCCTGTTAGTGGTGGCTGGAAATGTTACTTGCACACGGACGATGGCGAAAAGGCTATTACGAACGATTGGGAGCCTGGCGACCAAGCACTATGCCAGACATTCAACATCAAAGCTGGGGTTTACGAGAACGTGAGCAACCGTTACTACTGGCGCGTAGTGTCGGAGGTGGCACAGAAATCGGCTACCGAAAAGGCGTATATCGTTATTACGGACGATGACGCTTATCGGGATAAAAGCACAGAGAACGATGCTCCAATGGCTGGCGACAATATTGTGCTTTGTGGGCATAACACGCTTTGGGACGTTGCTAACGGCATTGACCCTACGCTGCATCGCAACAGAATGAATGTTACGATGATTACCACCTCGAAGGAGGAGGGTGGCACTATCGAAGTATATCGCAACATTCACGACTTTTCGCTCTCTAAAGGCAACGCTATATTCCACCTTTCCAGCGACAAGATTTATATGAACAGCCAACGCTTCGAATGGATTAGCGCAGATGGCGAACGTATTCCTAACGTGATTTATCGTGGCGACTGGACCGTAGGCACGGTGGCTGCTCGATACGAAGCGTGGTATTATGGCGGTGGCACGTGGCTTTCGATGGAAGATAATAACACTGACGAACCCACCGAGCAGTCTGCCCGATGGAAGCATTACGCAACCAAGGGCGAAGACGGCACATCGCCCTACACGGTGCAAATTCTGTCGGAAAGTGGCGGCAACATTATACACAATGGGCAGGGGCAAATTGCGCTGGTGGCTACCGTGCTGCACGGCGAGCAGGATATTACAGCCTCGCTACTGCCGAACCAATTCTCGTGGGTGATACAATCGGGCAATACCGACTTTGATACGGCTTGGAACGCCCGACACGAGGCAATTGGAAACCGAACTACCATTAGTGCCGAAGAGGTAAACCTGAAGGCACAGATTGACTGCATAGTAAACATAGAATAAAATTTCACACAACATTAAATTCAAAACGCAATGGTAACAATTAAAGCAAGAGGACAGGTAACTATAGTAGACCTCAACGATGCAAAACAAGTGCAGCTGCTTATGGATATTAAGTATCCCGTGCAGATGTACAACCCCGACACAAAGGTGTTTACGCCCAACTTTGGAAGCAACAACAACGTGGTTACTCCAAAGGTTTATGTTACGGGCAACGGCACCAACCTTGTAAGCAAACTTACCGCACTGATATACAAAGTTGGCGGTACGTTGGTGAACGCCGGGCAGACCAGCGGACAATACTCTGCGGCTGCCATATCGGCAGGTGGTGCCCTTACCATAAAAGGCAACATAACAGACAACTCGCTACCCATAAAAATAGAGGCTATTTACCACGACGACGAAACGGGGCAAGACACCACGCTCGAGGCGCAAGGCTTCGTTGTCAAAACTGCCAACGCTGGTGCGCTCTTTCAGGTTATACTCACACAGCCAAAGGGCAACAGCTTCGATGCAAGCAACAACGTTAATACGCTTACAGCAGAAGCCAAATGCTACCGTGGCGGCACGCAGGACACGGACGGCATTACTTACAAGTGGTACTCGCTGAACTTAAAGACGCAAACGTGGGAGCTGCTCTCACAGGACATTGCCACTACAGCAGGCGTTTCAACGCTAACCGTTAAGGCAAGCGATGTGCTGAATGTGCAAACCTTTAAATGCGAAGCCATAGACGGCACCGACCGTAGCGAAGCAATCGTAACTTTCGAGGACCGCACCGACCCCTATTCAGTAGAAATCTTCTCGCCCACAGGTTTACAGATAAAGAACGGGCAAGGCTCAACCACCCTTTGCGCTCGAGTGTATCGTGACACAGAAAAGATTGAGGACGAAGCCACCGCTACAAAGAAGTTCACCTACACGTGGACCAAGTTCGACAAGAACGGCACAAAATCGAACTTTGCAGGCACAACATCGGCACAGAAAACAGGCAATCCGCTCGTCGTGTCTGCCACCGATATAGACTCAAAAGCAACGTTCTATTGCGAGGTGAGTATATAAGCACGAATTTACATCTATGGATATACAGCCGTAGATCCAGGGATATACAGCCGTAGATCCATAGATATACATTTTTATATTAACTGTTTAAATTTTACAACTATGACGAAATGTTTAAGTTTCACAATTAGAGAACAGAAAATGAGTGTTGGTCCGAAGAAAGGGCAAAAAGTGTACATAGCACGCCCCACCGACCGACAACGAGTAAGCCACCGCCAATTCTGCGAAGAAGTAGCACACGCCACCACCTTTACAGGTGCCGAAGTGGAAGCCGTGTTGCGCCTGGCAGCCGAAATGGCAAAACTCCACGTAGAGAGCGGAGAAAGCGTAGACTTTGGCGACATTGGCACACTATCGCCATCGTTCAAGTCGAAAGCCGTAGACCACATAGAGGACTTTAACGCACAGAGCCATATAAAGAAGCCTATGGTGAAACTACGTCCGAGCGTTCGTTACTTCACACTCGAAGGCGTAACCTACGAGCGAGTAGAACCAAAACCAAAGAAAACCAAAGGCAACAAACCCGCTGGTGGCGGCACTCAACCTCACCCATAAACACACTCTCGAAACAGGGAGGGCAATTCGGTCCTCCCTACATCTAAAAATTTATACAGACGATGATAATAGCACGAACATACATAACCATAACCAACGTTTCGGACGGACCAAAGGGCGACACAGGCGACAACGCCCTAACATTGGTATGCACACCCGCCAGCCTAACGTTTGAGACAAACCGTGAGGGCGAAATAGAAAACACCACGCAGCGCAAAGTGCAAGTAGTGCTATACGAGGGGCAAACAGCCGTAACCCCTACATCAACAACCGTAACACCCTACAACTGCTACGCCCGACTGGTGGAGCAAAACATCGTGGTAGATGGCATAAGTCCCAACCAATGGAGCGGACACATAGCCATAACTGCCACCTACAAAGGGCAAACTCGCACGGCAAGAGTAGAATTTGTAGTGAGTGCGCAGAAGTGGAACGAGGCTAAGTTTGAAGCCAATCAGAAGCAGTTCCAAAGCATCATAGCACAAAACGCAGCCGACAAACAGGGGTTGGAAAGGCGCATGTCTACCATAGAGCAAACAGCCGACAATATACAGGTGGAGGTACGCAAACAAACCTTCAGCGGAGTAAACCTATTGAAAGGAGCAAGTCTGCGCCCACTCAACCTGCTAAGTCTGCAACGTGCGCAATACGTAACCATCGTAAAGTATCCAAGCGTTGCCCACTTCGATAATCCTTACCTATCCATATCACGACACGGAGCCACGCAAGACGAATGGAATGGCTGCAAATTCCCCGTAATAAAAGCTATGGGTGGACGTACTTACACCCTGTCAATGTTTGTGCGTATATACGGTAGCGATCAGCCATACATAGAAATAAAGCGCAGCCAGTCGAAAGATATGAGCGCACCAAAAACAAGCTACACCAACATACCATCAAGTTACGGACAGTGGAAACCATACAGCCACACCTTCAACATAGAAGACGGCTACAACTACCTGCAAATATTCATAGGCTGCACACGCAATGGCGAAGCCTACCTGTCTGAAATACAACTCGAAGAAGGCACTAAAGCCACCACATGGAAAGACCCTGATGTCGTGGAAAGTATGCAGGCTGCTGGCATATACCTTAATGGCAACGATATGAGTATAAACGCCCGTGCCAAACATTTCAACTTTATAGACCAACAAGGCAACATCGTAGCCTCGGTAGACGAAACAGGAGCAATAAACGGACTGAAGTTTCGCACACGCAACACCGGGTCAGGCTACATAGACCTAACAGGACCACTAATGCAGGTTTTTGGAGCCGTAGCACGCAACATCGCCTTTGGTTTAGACGAAAAGGGGCAAGCGGTGTTAAAATTCTACGATAATGCAGGCAACAACACGCTGAATTTATCGCCCAGCGGACTAAAAGCTGAAAATATACGCATAGCGAGCTTCTCTCCACTGGAAGTATGCTACATAGGCGGAATGCAAGTAGCCGGCTATCCAGCCGAACACTCCATATTCAACCCATTCTTCACCGATAGAAAACCCATAGGAACATCGGTATATCTCTACACAGCAGCCCGAATGCAAGACCGCTACATAGCCGATGGCGACTGGACACAACAACAAGTAGAAGAAAACAACTATAGATACTTTCAACGAGATAGGGCAGTAGCAAGCAACAACCCCGTAAATGGCGTATACGCAGCCTGCGCACCACAAGCGAAGCTGCGAAACAATGCCAGAATAGGAGCCGACGGGAGAGCAACCGACGTAGAGAAAGAGTTCTGCATCATAACCATATACATATTCAGAGATGGGCGCATATCAACCACCCAACTCCAAAGAGAAAGAAATCTTTAAACATTACGCAATATGAACATTCAAACAAAAATCTTAAGCAAGCAAGAGTTAGTAACCTGCGAAGTAGTCATAGACGGCTATCTGCACACAGTGTCTTACCAAGCCGACACCACAAACACAATAGCCAAAGTGCTACAATTCACCGACCACGTAGCACTTATAACACAAGGCGAATCCCCATCGTATGTGCTTGACCCCCACAGGCAAGCAACATACACTCACAACACAGAACACTTCTCTGGTGGACAGTGGGAAACCCTACCCGACGATGGCGGACAAACAGCCTACAAAGGCGTAATAGCCATATTCAATATGATAGAACAAGGAAAAATGGGAAGGTAATAAAATGGAACTGAATTTAAAATTAGAACGTAAATGGAAAAAGGAAAAATACACCATAGGTAACCTATATGTCAATGGAGTGTTTTTCTCGAACGTCCTCGAAGATACCGTAAGGGGGTTGCGCCAGGACATGACACCTGAAGAAATAAAAAAAATAAAGATTCATGGACAGACGGCTATTCCTTCAGGTCGTTATGAAATACGTGTAACATTATCTGCTCGATTTCGAAGACAACTACCAATCCTTTTGAATGTGCCTGGTTATGCAGGTGTACGCATTCATCCTGGTAACACCGATGCTAATACAGAAGGATGTCTTCTGCCTGGCAAGAACGACCGAGTAGGGCAAGTGTCAAACTCACGTGCCACTATGGCTATCTTGCAGCAGCGTATAGAAGAAACTATAGCTCAAGGTGGCAAGGTGTTCATTGATATAGAAGATTGATGCCTAATATATAATAAGGTGTAGGATAGATGGAATGTAGGAAGGCAAGATAAGCAATCCTACATTCTTTATTTATAAATAAATGGCAACCATTTTCCTGAACTCAAGAAAATGGTCGTAACAATATTAAAGAACTCCATGATATTTCAGTAGCAAGGCATTCGCATCTTTAATATCCTTCGGCGTATATCTGTCCGTAATGAGAATAGAAGAGTGGCGTGCCTGGTCGCGCACAGTCAGAACATCAGTGTTAGCCTTCAGCATATTCGTTATACCAGTATCTTTAAGCGAATAGAACTTGTATCGGTCCGAGAACTTAAGATGCTTGCGCAGATGAAGATGCCAATAATCTCTGAACGTCTTCTCGCTTCGCCTATTCGTGCCAGGCATAAAACCATCGCTAAAAAGATAATAATTACTTGGAAAGGCAAATATGTTTAAATCTATCATTAAGCGTAGAACATGATCGGGAAGCGTAAGCGTAGCATCGTTGTGGTTCTTGGTATGAGATCCGTGCAGCGTTAAAGTCTTATTCTTAATAGAGAAATCACCAACCTTTAAGAAACTCATCTCTTTCGGTCGTACAAATAGATAATGTAAGATGTAACAAGCCAGTAAGAAATACTTATTATGTTCTTCCAACCATTCCTTAATGTCCGCCATAACCTTATCAGGTATCACGTCTCTATTCTTTAGTTGACTATTTCGCTGAGTAGATGACATTCCTTCAGTAGGATTATTAGGTACGTATCCTCGTTCTACAAGATACTTGCAAAACACCTTCAACCAAGTAAGATTATTATTTCGTGTCCGAATAGTATTATTCCTATCTATAAATATGTAGTCAAGAAATTGCCCTACAATATTCTTATTAAACTGATAAGAATAGAACAAATTTACCTTCTCTTCCTCTTTCCATTTCCTCAATACCCGAAGCCTGCTAAGATACGACGAAACGCTATCCTCGCGCATACCTCGTTCTTTATACAGCTTCATTAAGTAGTCCTGGTACTTATCGCAAACATCATCAAACTTCGTGTATTCTAAAGGCTGCATGGTTTCTATCCATGGATTCCAACCCTGCATCAACTTTTCAATAAGTCTCTTTTTAAAGGCTTCGCCATACACACGTTGCTCACGTTTGCCTTTAATTCTCCCCAACATAAACTTCTTCGTATGAAGCTTTCCTATTGTTGGGTCGAAAGCTGTTACAGCTACATAACACTCTGAAGCCTGATGAAAAGTAGGCGTTTTCCATGCAACTATCTCTTCTATAGTTGCCTTCTGTTTTTGAGAAACAAAATTTTTTTTAGACAT